TGTAGGCTATAATTTTTCAGACGGTGGGTTAACGCCATGTGAGTTCGCCCGTGCCACCGTCATCACGCAGGCAGATTGACTGGCACAAGCGAAGCGCCGGACGCGGCTCCCTAGCCTCTTGTAAGTCCTCACCAGTCTGCCGCCGTGATGGTGGTGTAGCTCAGTCGGTAGAGCTTTCGGTCGCCGGTTCGAGTCCGGCCGTTGTGGGGCGGGAACCCCGACACCATCAACTTACGCCCTACCTCGCACCCGCTCATAAGTGCGGAACCCACCCAAGCCCATCAAGACCTCCACCGACAAGGCCGCGGTCGTTGACACAGAGTACCACTGGCTCGACGCCAAGGAGTACCCACCACCCCTGTCAAAGAAAATCCTGTGCATCAACAAACACCACGGCGTTGCATCGCTGAGCCACTGGGTGTCCGCCTTTGGCTGGACGCACTGGGCGCCCTTACCCACTTTCAAGAAAGACATCAATGAATCACAACAGCATTGAGAACCGACTCAAACGCATCGAAACCCGCATCTGCAAGATCATGGAGGCACTTAACATTGACCCCTACGAACCCCCCTCACATTCTGAACACGCTCACAGCAACCAAGGAGATTCACCGCGGTACCGACAACCTCAACCGGTTGCCGTTGACACCGACCGAGGCCGTGAACCTTCAGCGACTGGTGGACGCCGTTCTATCTTTCACGGCCTACTACCTTCGGGTCGAAAAGGCTAACTGCAGGCCAAGTCAGCTCGACGCGCTGGCGGCACTTACTCACCTCAACAACGAACTGGAGAAACAGTATGGGACTACGAACGTGGCTGGTTAACTGGCTAGTAAAAGGCCAGACCCCAAACATCAAAATGGGAGCCTTAGCGTCTGCACCGCCAGGCGAATTTGACGAGTCCAAAGCGACGCGGCTTACGATCGTTAAGGCCATCAACGGCCACATGATCCAGATCGGTCGGTACAAACCCAGCCCACACGGCCCTGACTGGACCTACGACACCTACCTCGTGCCGGAGGGTACGGACATGATGGACGCCATCAGAACCTGCATCACTTTAGGAGCGCTGACCAAATGAACACCTGCAACTGTGAACACTGGCAGACCTGTGAAGTGTGCCGCCCCGAGCCGGCACCCAGCGCGCTCGACGTGCAGGTCCAAGGCGACCACTACAAGAAGCACGCCATCCAACCCGTGGAGTTCATCCACGCCAACAACATCCCGTTCATTGAGGGTAACTGCATCAAGTACCTTGTGAGGTGGCGGGACAAAGGCGGCGTCAAGGACTTGGAGAAGGTCAAGCACTACGTCGATCTACTGATCGAGTTGGAGAGCCGCAAGTGAAGTTGATGCCCATTTTCCTCGACTTCGAGACCTACTGGGACAGCGACCACACACTGTCCAAGATGTCGCCTACGGAGTACGTCATGTCTCCGAAGACGGAAATCATCAGCATGTCGATCAAGGTCAAGGACTGCCCGACCGATGTGTTCTTTGGTGAGAAGGCCATACGCAAAGGCCTTGAATGCCTGGATTGGAGCACGATCATGGCCATCGGACACAACATGTCCGGCTTCGACGCCATGATCTTGAAGTGGCGCTTCGGCATCCAGCCCGCGATGTGGGGGTGCACGGCGGCCATGGCCCGCTCTCGGTACGCCAAGACCTGCGGGGTGTCGCTGACCAAGCTGGTGCAGGAGCTGGGCGTGGGCGAGAAGAAGGACGCCATCCTGCACAGCACCAAGGGGCGGTACCTCAAGGACTTCACACCCCAAGAAATCGAGGCCATGAAGACCTACAACCGGGAGGACACCGAGCAGTGCGCAGCGCTGTTCCGCAAGCTGGTCAAGGGGTTCCCGCGTGACGAGCTCATGCTGATCCACCTCACCACGCAGATGCTGGTCAACCCCAAGTTCGTGTTGGACAAGTCGCTGGTGGAAGCCGCGCTGTCTGTGGAGCGTGACCAGAAACACAAGGCACTGCTGGAGCTGGCCAAGCTGCTGCGCGCGGATGCCGACGCCCCTGTGGACTTGGACTGGTCAGATGAGGACGCCGTGGCCGAGTTCGTGCGGTCGGAGATGGCCTCCGCTGCCCGGTTCAGCAAGCTGCTGGAGAGCTGCCAGGTCGAGGTGCCCATGAAGCCCTCACCAACCAACCCCCTGAAGACGACACCAGCGCTGGCCAAGACGGACGATGAGTTCATCAAACTGCAAGACCACCGCCACCCGATCGTATCCGCGGCTGCTCGCGTTCGACTGTCGGTCAAATCCACGCTGCTGGAGACCCGGCTGCAGGCGTTCCTGCGGGCGGCTGACGCTTGTAACGGGCGACTGCCCGTGCCGCTGAAGTACGCCGGGGCGGACACCACCGGGCGGTGGTCGGGGGAGCAGTACAACATGCAGAACCTACCCCGCATCGGCTCCAAGCCAAAGACCTCCGACGCGCTGCGCAACAGCCTGAAGGCCCCGCCAGGGCACAAGGTGGTGGTCGCCGACCTGTCCGGTATCGAGTTGCGTGTCAACCACTTTCTGTGGAAGGTCGAAGAGTCGATGGAGCTCTACCAGCAGGACGCCGAGGCGGACCTGTACCGAGCCTTCGCCGCAGCCCGTTATGGCATCACACCGGATGAAGTGACCAAGGACCAGCGGCAGCTGGCCAAGGTCGCCCAGCTGGGTCTGGGGTTCGGCGCCGGGGCGGCCACATTCCGCAAGGTGGCCAAGCTGATGGGCGGGCTGGAGCTCTCCGAGGAGGAGGCCGTCGAAGTGGTGGAGTCGTGGCGCGCGACCTACCACCGCATCGCCACCGGCTGGCGAATCTGCCACGCTGAGCTGTCTGACATCCGGCAGGGTATCGAGACGCCGATCGACCCCTGGGGTATGTGCGTGACTGAGCACGAGGCCATACGGCTACCCTCCGGCCGTCGCATCCACTACCCGTCGCTGCGCCAGGAACGCGACGACAAGGGTAAGACCGAATGGTGGTATGGCGAAGGCCGCCACAAGGCCCGCATCTACGCCGGGAAGATCGACGAGAACATCGTCCAGGCCCTGGCCCGTGATGTGATCGCAGGCAACGCAGTGAGCTTCTACAAGCAGACCAAACTGGAGCCGGTGTTGATGGTACATGATGAGCTGGTCTACGTGGTCCCGGAGGCTGAGGCCGACGATGTACTCAACGAACTGCAGGCCGTGATGCGCACCCCACCCACGTGGTGGCCGGAGCTGATCACCTGGAGCGAAGGGGACGTTGCCAACACTTACGGCGCTGCGAAGTAGTTGACATCGCCGCACGCGGTGCTACGATGGAGCCGTAACGCAACACGCCCCAGATCAAAACACGGTCTGGGGCTCAACTTCCGTGCACATGACCACAACCACATTCGCTATTCCCGCTTGGACGTACAGCCACCTTGACGCGTTCGAGACATGCCCCAAGCAGTTCTACCACCTGAAAGTCGCCAGGGATGTCGCGGACCCGCCCAACGTCCACAACGAGTGGGGCACCCGCGTTCACACCGCCTTCGAGGACTTCATCAAAAAGGGCGACCCGCTGCCGGACGGCATGACGCAGTGGCAGAGCCTGGCGGACAAGCTGGCCAAACTGCCGGGTGAGAAGCTCACCGAGTACAAATTCGCCCTGGATCGTGCGTTCCAGCCCACCACCTGGAAAGGCTCCTGGTCCCGTGGCATCGCAGACCTGGTGGTGGTCAAAGGCGAGAAAGCCGTGGTCGCCGACTACAAGACCGGACGCCGCAAGCCCTCCGAGCAGTTGGACCTGTATGCCTGCTTCGCCTTCGCACACTACCCGCAAGTGCAGTCGGTGACCACGGCGTACATCTGGCTCAAGGAGAAGAAGATTGACCGCAAGGTGGTCAACCGCGACGAGGTGCCCGTGGTGTGGCAGAAGCTGCTGCCGCGAGTGCGCAAGCTGGAGTCGGCCTACGAGCGGGAGTCCTGGCCCGAGCGCCCGTCAGGGCTCTGTGCCGGCTGGTGCAACGTGAAGTCCTGCAAGTTCAACCGGGAGAAGCGCTGATGGCACGAACTCCCGAAGCCGCTGTAAAGGACGCTGTCAAAAAGCGCCTCGCGCACCACAAGGTGTACCCGTTCGACGCCGTGGCAGCGGGTCGCCACCCAGACGCCGTTGGCACCTACTACATGCCCGTCGCGGGCCCGTTCTCTGTCCATGGTGTGCATGACTTTGTCATCTGCTGGCGAGGGGTGTTCTGCACCATCGAGACGAAGGCACCCAACGAGTCACAAGACGAGACAGTGCACCAGGGCAGATTCCGTACCGCCGTGACTGCGACCGGCGGCATTTCGCTAACAGGGGTGCGCGACGCTGGCGCCGTTGACCACCTCGCTCAACTTGTAGAAAGGAAGCACCATGACCAAGTCCACGAAGCGTAAGCTGGAATACCAGAAGGAATACAACGCCCGCCCGGAAGAAGTGGCCAAGCGTGTCAAAAACAACGCTGCCCGCCGCGAAGCGATCCGCGAAGGCAAAGCCCGGGTGGGTGACGGTAAGGACGTTGCCCACAAGAAGTCGCTGGACAACGGCGGATCGAACCACAAGAGCAACCTGGAAGTGCAGGACCGCTCCAAGAACCGATTCCACCGAGTCCATAGAAGCCCTGATAGTGGCCATGAAACTGTCATGTTGATCCTCAAAAAGAAGAAGGCGGTTGTCTTCAAGCTGCGTCGGCCGGAGAAGATCACCACGGTGATTTCGACGGTCAAGACGGTCACCAAGCCGGACCACACCATCGTCGCGGTACCCCACCGTCCCGATGAAACCCGGGTGCTTCGCAACCTCGGGTACGACGTGCCGGACCCGATGCCGATCCACTACGACTGGCCCAAGGCCAACGGGCGCTACAACCCGTTCGAGGTGCAGCGCGAGACAGCGTCATTCCTCAGCATGCACAGCAGGGCATACTGCCTCAACTCGATGGGCAGTGGCAAAACCAACGCCGCGCTGTGGGCGTATGACTACCTGCGACGGGTCAAGCAGGTCAACAAGATGCTCGTGGTGTGCCCACTATCCACGATGGAGCGCACCTGGGGTGATGGCGTGTTCGCCACGTTCCCGCATCTGGACTTCGCTGTGCTGCACGGAACCCGTGAGCGGCGGCTCAAGCTGCTGAACACGGACGTCCACATCTACATCATCAACATCGACGGTGTACGCACCATCGAGAAGGAGCTGGCCAAACGCCCCGACATCGACCTGATCGTGCTGGACGAACTGGCCATGGCGCGCAACTCCGGTACCGAGCGGTGGAAGACGCTCAACGCCATCTGCAACAAGCAAGGCAACCGCCGTGTCTGGGGCATGACCGGATCACCGACGCCGAACGCTCCGACCGACGCCTGGGCCCAGTGCCGCCTGGTGACGCCTGACAGCCCGATGGTGCCCAAGTATTTCAACCGCTTCCGCGACATGGTGATGCGCCAGATCACGCAGTTCAAGTGGGTGCCGCGCAACGAGGCCAATGACGTCATCCACAAGATGATGCAGCCCGCCATCCGCTTCTCACTGGACGACTGCACGGACCTACCTGAGCAGACCTTCATCACCCGCGACGTCGAGATGACACCGGACCAGAAGAAGGCGTACAAGGAGATGCTGAGCAAGCTGTCGGTCGAGATGGCCGGCGGCCAGATTCTGGCGGTCAACGAAGCGGTCAAGGCCAACAAGCTGATCCAGATCGCGTGCGGCGTGGCCTACTCCACGGACGGCTCGGAGGTGCTGATCGACAACAAGCCGCGCATCGACGCGCTCAAGGAGTTGATCGAGGAATCCGAAGGCAAGGTCATCGTGTTCGTGCCCCTGACCGGCGCCCTGGAGTACGTGGCATCCGAGCTCCGAAAGGACTGGTCGGTGGAGATCGTCCACGGCGGTACCAGCAAGACCGAACGCGACGACATTTTCGGCCGGTTCCAGAAGTCAGACGAGCCCCGGGTGCTGGCGGCCAACGCCCAGACCATGAGCCACGGGCTCACGCTGACGGCAGCTACCACGGTCGTGTGGTACGCACCGGTGCACAGCAACGAGACCTACGACCAGGCATGCGCCCGGGTTCGCCGCCCGGGTCAGACACGGACCACGGTGATCGCCCACATCGCCGGGTCCGACATCGAGCGCAAGGTGTACAAGCGCCTTAGCGAAAAACAATCAATGCAGGGAGTCCTATTGGAAATGATGAAGGAGCAAGCTGACTGAGACCGAACCAAACGTGCTAACATCTAACTTCACACAACAGGAGCTAACATGAAACTGTCAGAAGCCGTCGAGCTGTACATCAAACTGCGCGACCGCAAAGCCGAAATGAAAGCGGAGTTCGACGCCCAGGTGGCGGGTATCCAGGAAAAGATGGACAAGCTGGAAGCCAAGCTGCTGGAGGTCTTCAACAAGACCGGCACCGACTCCGTCAAGACCCCCTTTGGAACTGCCTACACTTCGACGCGGGTGTCCGTCACCGCCGCCGACCGTGAGGCGTTCATGAACTTCGTCCGCGCCAATGAGGAATGGTCCTTGTTGGAAGTCCGTCCGTCGAAGACCGCTGTCGAGCAGTTCCGTACTGCCAACGACAACGAAATCCCCCCTGGACTCAACATCCGCGAAGAGCGGGTTGTGAATGTCCGCCGCAGCGCTTAAACTTCACCCCTTCACAGGAGCAAACGCCAAATGGCAAACATCATCCCTTTCGACTCTGGTAGCACGCTGCCCGCCTACCTCAAAGCCTTCAACGTCTCCGAGCTCAACGCCGATCTGACCGCACATGCGGGCGGTGGGTTCCCGGTGATCTCCATCAAGGGCAAGACCTTCGCCATCGTCCGCGACGGTGAGCGCCACGTGATCCCCAACCCCAAGGACCCGGAGAGCCCAGCCACTAACATCGAAGTGGTTCTGATCAAGGCCAACAAGTCCACCAGCAAGGTCTTCTACCTGAAGGGCTACGACCCCAAGGAGAGCGAAGGCCAGAAGCCGGACTGCTACTCCAACGACGGCATCGCCCCAGCCGCGGATGCCCAGAACCCGCAGGCCAAGAAGTGCGCCACCTGCCCGCACAACCAGTGGGGCTCGCGCATCACCGAAAAGGGTGCGTCCAAGGGCAAGGCCTGTAACGACACCGTGCGCATGGCCGTGGCCCCTGCCGGTCAGCTGAACGACCCCATGCTGCTGCGTGTGCCGCCTGCATCCATCAAGTCCCTGGGCGAGTACGGCCAGCTGCTGGCCAAGCGTGGCGTGGGCTACAACATGGTGGTCACCAAGATCGCCTTCGACCCCGAGGCCGAGTCCCCGAAGCTGACCTTCAAGCCCGTGGGCTTCCTCGACGACGAGGGCTTTGCCGAAGTCCGTGAGGTGATGGAGTCCGACGTCGTGGCGGACATCCTGGGTGCCAGCGTGGTGCCCCCCCCGGAGGAGGCCCTGGTCGAGCCCGAGCCCAAGGCCGAGAAGCCAGCGGTCAAAGCTGAGAAGCCCGCAGCCAAGACCAAGGACGTGAGCGATGAGGAAGTGGACGCCGCCGTCCAGGCTGCCGAGAAGCCTGCCGAGAAGGCCAAGCCCGCGGCCAAGGCCAAGCCTGCAGCCAAGCCGGCCCCGGTGGTCGAGGACGACACCGAGCTGGAGCTGGACGGCATCGACTTCGACGATTGAGTTTGGCGAAGTGGGGCGGATGCTGGAGGCTGGGGGCACCCGGCCTTGTACACCAGTGCAGCCCCTGACAGCCCGGAAAGACGGGCATTTCTTTTCTCTGAGCACCACCATGAACCACAACGACTTCGCCAAAGCCGTGGGGGTATTAAGCACATGCAGGAGGTGAGATGGATACCCTCGACTTCCTCTCCAAAACCTTGCCAGCTTACGGCAACTACTACCTGGTACTGACCACTGTCGAGACCGACAGCCGTGGCAGACCATACAAAGTACACATCCCGTACTCAGACCTGGAGACGATGGCAGCGGCCCTCCCCAGGCTGGAGCGCAACCCGAAGTACACCGCCGTCTACCACGCCTGCGGTTCATACCAACGTCCTTACATCGAGCTCGACGAAATCAGCGAGAAGACTGGCAAGCCCAAGCGCAAGTACCGCGTGCCGGAGAACACCGCCGAGGCCAGGGCGTTCTGGCTGGACATCGACTGCGGTGAGGACAAGGCTGCCAAGGGTAAGGGCTACCCCACACAAAAAGACGCCGCCAAGGCGGTCGTCGCATTCGCCAAGCAGATCGGGTGGCCAACCCCCATGATGGTCAGCTCAGGCTACGGCCTGCACTGCTACTGGCCCCTGGAAGAATCCATCGCAGCGGACGAATGGCGGGCCACGGCCAAGTGGCTCAAGTCCGCCACCACTCATTTCCGCCTGCTCGCAGACCCCTCCCGCACCGCGGACTTCGCCTCCATCCTCCGCCCGGTCGGCAGCACCAACCGCAAGCGCGAGCCCAAGGAAGTCAAGCTGCTCAAAGACGCCGGCCCGTTCGACCTGGATGAGCTGCGGGATAACCTGAACGCTGCGATCCGTGAGCACGACATCGAACTGGTACACGACACCACCCCGACGTTCCCGGGGCTGAACGACGACCTGATCGCCCACATCGAGAACTTCCCCAAGCTGGAGTCATCCGGTGAGTTGGTTGCCGAGCACTGTCAACAGGTGGCCGCCATGCGCGACACCCAGGGCGACGTGGACTACGAGCACTGGTTCGGTGTTCTGGGTCTCCTGAAGTACTGCGTTGATGGGCGCGAGCTCGCAGAGCAGTGGACTGCCCGCCGAGAAGAGACCGGCCACGCCAACGTGGACTGGGAAGGCAAGATGGAGTCGTGGCAGTTTGGCCCCTCCACCTGCTCACGCTTTCAAGGCTGCAACCCGGACGGCTGCAACGGCTGCCTGCACAAAGACAAGATCAAGTCCCCGATCGTGCTAGGCCGGGTCATTCCGATCACCCAGGAGCAGGTCGTGGAGACCAAGGGTGAAGAGGGTGCGGCCGAGGCGGTGACCGTACCGGCGATGCCCTTCGCGTTCTCCTGGGACAAGAAGTTCATGGTGCGCACCATCATCAACAAGGACGGGATCGCGGAGCCCCATGCTTTTTGCGCCAACCTGTTCTACCCAACGATGCGCATCCGCAAGGAAGACGGCACGTTCAACATCGGGATACGGATGCACCTACCGGACAACCGCACCCGGGAGTTCGAGGTTCCGTTCGAGGCTATGGCGTCGCAGACCGACATGCTGCGCGGGCTGGCCAAGTACGAACTGATTCAGAGTAACCACAAAGACGCTGGGACACACATGATGGCCTACCTTCGTGAATCCATGGAAAAGCTCAAGCGCGAAGTGGAAGAGGTCAACACACTCACCACCTTCGGCTGGAAGTACAACATGCAGGCGTTCCTGCTGGGCGACCGGCTGTACCACAAGGACGGCACGGTGCGCAAAGTGCTGCTGGGCGGGTACGCCGCGGGCAAGAAGCACCTGTTCACGCCCCCTCGCGGTTCGGTGCAGGGCTACGCCGCCCCACTGAACTTCATCTACAACCGCCCCGGCCTGGAGCCCATGCAGTACGCCCTGTGCTCGGGCTGGGGGTCGATCCTCTCCGTGTTCTGTGAGGACACCTACAAGGGCTTGATGTTCAGCCTCTATTCTGGTCGGTCTGGTACGGGTAAATCCACGGTCTGCTACAACAGCCTGTACGCCTTCGGCAACGCCGACCAGATGACCAAGAAGTCGGAGGACATGGGCACCAAGAACGAGCTGTACGCCTTCGTGGGTACCATGAACAACATCCCGATGTTGTTTGACGAACTGACGAAGATAGACCCGGAGGACCTGTCGTCGCTGGCCTACCGCATCTCGCTGGGCGAGGAGCGCGGACGACTGAAGAACACCGCCCAGGGCACCCGGTTCGCGGAGTCCGCTACGTGGCGGATGAGCCCGTTCGTGACCTCCAACAAAGACCTGCATGCCCTGCTGTCCATGACTCAGGCCAATGCCGAGGCGGAGGCTGTGCGGGTGGTTCAGCTGCACCTGGACGACTTCAACATCCCGGAGCTCAAGGGCGCAGACCTGCAAGCTTTTCAGATGGCATGCGACCAAATCAAGTTGAACGCCGGGTCGGCCGGCGACGCCATGATCCGGTACTGCGTGGCCCACGTTGACGAACTCTACAAGCGCATGCGCGATAAGGTGACGATGTTGGCCGAGCACATCGGCGAGCCGAAGTTTCGCTTCTACCGTAACCACGCTGCGTGCACGCTGGTCATGGCCGAGATCGCCAAGGAGCTGGGAATCATCGAGTTCGACCTGGAGCGCCTGACCGACTTCGCCATCAACGCGATGACGAAGCTGCGTACCAACATCACGGTCTCGACCGCTACCACGCCCGAGGACGCCTACGCCCGCATGATGAGCGCCCTCAACAACCGCATCCTGGTGACCACCGAGTTCCGTGACAAGCGCCACCTCAGCGGGCCGGAGACGCCCAGGCGCCCAGTGATCGGCGAGGTGGCAGGCCGCCTCATCATCGCGCCGCCCAACAAGAAAGACCCCAACAACGGCAGGTTGATGTTGAGCGTGAAGGACGCACGAGACTGGTGCACCAAGAACCGGGTCGATTTCAACTCGATCCTGGACTACCTGAGCAATCAGGGCGCGCTGATCTCGTCGCACGAGAAGGTGCGGTTGACGCGCGGCACGGACATGTCAGGCGGTCAGACCTGGTGCCTGGTCATCGACACGCTGGCGCTGGAAGACATACAGGACTCCGCACCGGTGCGCAGCATGTCACTGGTGGTCAACAACTCTGACCAGATTGCCGTGGGTGAGGTATGATCTACCCCACAACCACGTTAGCTCCTTGTGTTG